TTTTGTCTGGATAAGCTGCCAGATAGCCGTACGCGTAATCGATGCCAGCTGGATCAATTTCGGTTTGATTGCGAAATGCTTTTGCTTGTACTAGCACATAGCCTTTTTCGGCATTGAATTCAATGATGTGCGATTCCAACCTACCTTGTGGAAATGTGGCAATCCAGCGATCCGTGCGTTCTTTGTTGCCTTCGTATCCATCCATAAAAGAGGCCATTATTTGGCCTTCCGATCAGCTGATACAGCATGGCGTGCCACGGCTCGGCCTCTTGTATAGCCTTGTCGCTCGCCTTCCTTAAAACCGACCGAATAGGCCATGACAGCCCATAAAGCACCAGCGATCAAACACATGATCACAATTGAGATTTCGTTCATTGTCTTGCTCCCGATTCTGGGAGCCGCGTATCAGCTCCCGAAATAAAGAGTGACAGGCAAAACCGACAAGTTCAACAATCACGCTCAAATGGCGGCGTGTCGCTACTTCTTTTCCTCAATGAGATGTGTGTACAGATAATCCAAACGAGCTTCGATTCGCGAAACTTGATCCTTCAAACTCGAACCGGAATTGGGTGACAACTCGCTCATCACAGCTTTGATGATAATTCTCATTGACGAATAGACAGCTGCCAATGTTGTGATTACAAGTCCACCAACAGCTGTCCACTCGCCCACACTCACTTTTTGATGCCTAAAGCGTGATCGTTAGGATTTGCCCAACGAGCTAAAACCGGCACAATTCCAGCGATTAAGCCCATGGCCAAATCTTTGGGATTAGTGTTCCCGGTCATGTACACGGCCAGACATCCAGCCACCGCGCTGCGCATCCATGAGGCTGCCGCTGCCTTAAATTGCTCCATCATTTTTCTCCTTTTGGTCGATCCGGCAAATCACCGGAAAACGCGCCATAAGTTGGTCGGCCGTAACCGACAACAAATGACCTTGCTCCCAAAGTTCTTGATTTAACCATAACCTCACCACCATTGCGCTGATCGCCACCGCTTGATGTGTTGCCTTCAATGGTCACAATTTGTTTGTCAGAAACCCGGATCACCAAGCCAATGTGATTGATGGTCGTTTTGTCATCAATGATGAAATCAAAGAAAACAAAATCACCAATTTTTGGCTCGGTGTGCCATTTTCTCATTTTCTTAAAAGCATCGGCTCCAGCCCGTGTGCTGACCACATTTGGAACATCGACACCAGCTTCATCTGCACACCAATTGAGAAATGACCCACACCATGGCAGCTTGTCAGCTTTCATGTGCTTTCCGTATTTGGTCTCATTGTTGCCGGTTTCAGCTGTGCCGACTTCGGCCAGCGCAACCTGAATCAAACGCGGCAATGTGCCTTGTGTAAAATTACTCATCGACCGGCATAATTGGTGTGGATTGTTCCGCTTCAGGATTTAGATAGCGTTGATAGTCTGAATTGGCTGGGTCTTTAGGAATTGACCAAGTTTTTCCGTCTGTGTCTGTTCGTTGAATTGTTATAGTTCCTGTCAATTCGTCCACAATTTCAATGTATGTTGGTTGCATTATAACTCCGCGCTTAGTTCAATAAATGAAGTGGTGTTGTTAGTTGAACCCATGTGATTGCCATAACCTGTCGTTAGTGATGAAGTAGTGACATTCAGCAAGGTTTGTGTTGACGAGTTGCTATCTATCGAAATTGCAGAAATTGCATTTCCTGTGCTGCCTTGAACAATCTGGATTGAACCAGAATAAGCAAAACTTGGTGCGGTTCGCATTGTAACTGGGTGTTGAAAAAATACCGCCGCGCGCGTTGAACTATAAGCCGTGCCCAATGCGTAACAATAATAATTGCTGGCATTTCCAACAGATGTATTGCGCCAGTAATAACGCTGACAAGCGGCTAATTCTCCTTGGATTGTTCCTGTTGCCGTTTGAAAAGGTGTCGCCGTAGATCCTGATTCAACCTGCACTCCCCAAATGTCTGTTGAAGCATTGAGAGCTGTACCACCTCTAATGTAAAAGTTTAACTGTGATCCTGTTCCGATGGTTTTACCTGAAATGCTAGACAATGCAACAGTAAAACTAAAACGCTGCCATGATGTAGTTAATGATGCGCTTCCCATTGAAAGATACTGAACAGTAGCCGATCCACCAGAACCAAAGTTTTGTTCTGCATAAATAAATGATGAACGAGCAGAATCTGCTTTTGCCCAAAATGAAAATGTTACTGTTTGTCCTGCAAAAGTACGAACATCCTCAATCGGCTGAAAGATTTGTGTGAAAGTAGTGCTGCCAGCAGAAGTTACCAGATGGCGCAAAAAGTATTGGCTTTCGTATCCTGCAACAGGTGCTGCTCCAGCTGTAAAGGCTTGTTGGCTAATTGTTGCCGTACCACTACCATCAAAAGCGTACTTAAATCGATCTGCTGAATAAGAACCATTGGCTGCACTTGCGAAAGATGTGCCACGCTGCCAAATTCCCATGTCACCATTGATAATGTGGTTTTTGCCAGCATAAAAATTGTTGGTAAATGCTGGATCATAAGCTTGTTTCACAGCGTTGGCTGTTGCCGCCAAAGTGGTCGATGTACTGGAGGTTGAATCTGAAAGCTGCACAGCTCCCAGATTTGAAGTCGTGCCGTTAAGAATTCCGATTGTCACAGCACCGGATGTGCCTCCACCTGTCAATGGTGATGAAGCTGTGATACCGGTAATGTCACCTTGATCATTTGTAATCCACACAAAATCCATGTCTGTGTTTGAATTTTTTGCAAGAATTTGACCGGATGTGCCGCCTTTGAGATCAGCCATCGATGTGTCCACCGCTTGCCCAAATACCTCAAAATCAGCTGGCAAATCCGTGACCAGATCGGTCGGTGTCGGCATTTGCCATCCAAAATTCGATGTTGGATTTGCCATTTTTTCTCCTTACGCTACGACTAACGCGGTGGCCCAATCTAGGCTGCCGCTGATTGTGTTCCATTGCTCTGCAATTGCGACATCTTGCCATTGCATGGCTTGCAATGAAAATGCCAATGGCGAAAGAATAGCCGTGACCGATACGCTGTTGTAAGCGGCACGCCATGTCCAGCCTTCAACAAAACCAAGGTATGTGCCAGCTGTCATGTTGAGTGGCAAATCTGTGATGCGCAATGGCAATCCCATAAAAATGCCAATCAAGGCATCGCGGTCAGCATCATCAATTTCTGAGTTTGTCAGCTCAAAAGTGATTTGCCGGAAATTGGCCTGTGGGTATGACCTGAGCTTAAGATAAAAGGCAGCTTGATCCTCGGCATCGGTTTGATTCTCGATGGTTGTAGTGATGATCTGTGCCAATGGCCCAAATGCCAAAATTGATTCGGCATCACTATCTGTCACCTCTAAGGTTGAATTTTCTTTGTACTTGATTGTGATTTGGTTTCGGATGTCACCGGATCGCGTTTGAATAGATAGCGAATCAGAAAGTGCTTGAGCAGCTGAGACATCGGTGTACCCATTTGTAGCCAGGTAGATTGATCGGTGTAAAGCTGCGGCATAGGAAATTTGGCCTTGCGCGTTTTCAAAAATGTAGCCCAATCCCGATGTGGCCAAAGCTGAAACCAAAGAATAAACATCTGTCGTTGATGCATTGCGCTTTGCCAGCTCGTACTCACCCGGTCGATCAATTTCGCCCAATCCTAGGTTTTCAGCATCGGCCCATGTGGTTGTTGGTGTGTAGGTATTCCATTGCAATGCAGCTGGTACTTCATCCCATGTGTTCAACAATAGATCAGACAAAATGCTGTAAATCTGATCGCCATCAAAATCCTTGACCAATACGCCATCGGTAAGTGATTTTGGCAATCTGGCCAAAGCTCCCAGACCTAAAATTGAGACCGATTGATTGATACCAACCACACCCGATGCTGTGATGCCAATGTCAAATTCCACGACTGTGCCGCCAAAAATTGGCACAAAAGTGTTTGTCGAATCCTTGAGTTCGACAGTCACAGCATCATTGATTTCAATGTCAATGATTGATTGATCCAAATTGATCAGCTGGAGATTGACATACCCGGCATTGGCTTGCTCATAAATGTTTGTCCGGCCAGATGTGATTGTTAGATTGGCCAGCACATAATTGGTGTATTCAATTCCGCCAACTCTGACACGCCAAACAGGATTAAAAAGGCTCATCAGATTGCCACAAGGCTTCCCGGCCCATTTGTGCCGCGATAGTAAGAATTGTTGAGCGCATCGACCACAGCGCGGTTGAAACCTTCCTCATCGATGACCGATGCAGCGTTCACATTGATCACGATTCTTTCAGCTGTCGAAAGACCACCGGTGGCCGCTGTGCGAGCAATTGCAGCTGCCTCGCGAGCTTGGCGCAATCTTTCGGTTTCTGCCTTCAATTCCTCACGCCTTAAAATTGCAGCTTGCATCGCTGGTGAATAAGCCTCAAGCGGTGCACCTGTAAATGTTGGTGATGCACCTGATGGCATAAATCCTCCGCCAACCGGCCCGGTGTCAAAACCACCTCCAACTGATCCTGTATCGCCACCATCAAACCCCACACCGGCTTTCAGCGACTTATCATTTGAATCGCCAAAGAAAAAGCGCGTGACCGGGTTATCTTTCACAAAATTCACAAATTCTTTAATCTTGGTAACTGTGTTTGAAATAAAACCAACAAGCTTTGAAAAGCCTGTGACAAGGCCACCGACAAGAGTGCCGATGCCTTCCAAAGCGGTTTTGAAAGTACCACCCAAAAGTGGTGCAAGATACTTTTTAATAAAATCCCAAACCTTTGCCAGCGCATCATAGAATGGCTGCAATTCGGCTTCATTGTCTGTGATGGCTTTCTTGATCTTATCAAATGCAGATTTCAAACCTTCAAGGATTGGCCCGACAACCGATCCAATTGCTGGAATTACCTCGTTGTATAAGAATTTCCACCATGAAACCAAAATCGGCAATAGATCATCGCGCACGACTTTTACAATCTGGCCAAATGCTGGCCCCAAAGTTTTGCCCAAATTGTTTGCAAAATCTGTAAGTGCTGGAATTCCTTTGTTTACAATGTTGCTGACCAATGGTGTGATGGCATCTAATACATACGATCCGACAGTTTCTTTTGCTTCATCAAATGCCACATTGAGGCGTGCCATTTTACCCGCAAATGTCTCAGCTTGCTGTGATGCTTGACCTTCGAAAGTTTTGGAAAGCGCGGCAGCGGCCGCATCAAAATTCTTTGATTTGATGATTGAGTCATCGATGCCAACACCGAGTTTTTTCAAAGCTCCTAAATTGCCATCATAAGCTTTGCCCAAAGCCTCAGAAACGGCTGAAAGGTCTTTGCCTGTACCCGCTGCAATGTCCAAAGCCAAAGATTGCAATTCTTGTGCTTTGGTCACATCTTTTGTCGAGCGAATCAACCGATCCAGCGATGGCCTGAGCTGGTCATCGGTGATGCCGTTGGCCAATGCGGTTTTGGTTATGTAATCCTCAACGGCTTTGATTTGATTTGTTGTGGCACCCGTAACATTTTTGAGAGTGGTTGCCAATTTGGCTTGAGCCGCTTCATCCTCAATTGCCGATTTAACGCCATCGACCAACAATGTGGCTGCATAGGCTCCGGCAGCTGCTCCGGCTACGGCGAAAGCTGTGCCAGCTTTTTTGGCAAATCCGCCAAGTTTCGAGCCAAAACCTTCGACCTCTTTTGATCCATTCGTTAGATTCTTTTTGAGGTTGTCAATGTCAGCCAGAATCGAAAGCTTGAGCGTTCTTGATTGTCCGGCCATCACCACTCCTTCAAAATCTTAGTAAATGCAGCTTCCCATTGAGCGATGATGTGAGGTTGCTCAGCTCTCAATGTTGGATAAATAAAGTATCCTCTTGATCCGCGACCTTCCCGACCAGACCACACCGGGAATTGTTTGAATTTATTTGATCCAAATTCATAACCGCCCCAAAGCTGTTGAGTTGTACCGCCACCGCTGAATTTCTGAGAAACAAAGCCAAATGACAGCTCACCAATCTTTGATGATTTGCTTACACGCGATCCATCAGCAACACGGCTGGCCGCTTTATTTGGTCGGCCACCAGCTGCGCTTTTGATTTTGGATTGCACATAAGTAGCCAAGCCATTTGATACGCCTTTGGCTTGTGCAACAGCTTCATCGTCCATGCCTTTGAAAGCTTGCAAAATGCCACGCAATTGAGCTTTGTCATAAGTGATTGACTCAGTTGCCATTTCTGATCCTTAGTATCTCGAAAGCGGTTAAAATGTCCTCAGCTGTCTGAAACTCTGATCGTGACAATCCCGTATCGATAGCCAATTCCCAAAGAATCCGGTTTATTGATCCGGATTCGTAACTTTTGGGTTTTCGGTTTCTCCCATGTTGATGTCAGTCACAGTTTCGCACCAGACCTCAAATGGCTTGACAGGCTTTCCAGCTGCCTCGCGCTTCATTGCGTGGTACGCCAAAAACATCAGATCAGCGATGCCTAATTTCTCAGATACTTGCTGAATTGTGTTTCCGGTTTTCTGTTCCCATTTCATCCACTCCGGTGGGAGCGCGGTATAGGTTGCACTCTCCCCGGATGTGAATTCAATTGTGATTGCTAGTTTCATGCTCCCGATCTCCTTTGTTAGCTAATTGTTATTGCTGGTGTTGTCACACACGTGAAAGCCAATGAAACAGTTTGTGCATCTGGTGCCGATCCGCCCGCTGATGGGAAAATTGGTTGAACAGTAAATGCAAATGATGCGCCCGTTTTTGAAACAAAAACAACGGCTAATGGTGTTTGTGGTGCTGTTGATGCTGCTGTCCAAAGTGCCTCGCACAATGAATTTGCAACGCCCCAATCTGCCAACATTTCAACGGCAAAAGAACCTTGAGTGTCGGTAGTGAAATAGGCTTTGCCGTCTAATGTCTGGTATGTGTTGATCGTTGAATCAAGAGTCAGAATTGCTGATGTCGCTTGTGAGTCATAATTTGCACCGGAAATGGTGAAAGTGATGTCTCTGCCGGTCACGATTGTTGTTGGCATTTTTTCTCCTTAATTGGTGTAGTAGGTGCTTACTTGTAAATCGGCCGTGAGGTACTTACCTGCACCGACTTCCAATGGTTGTGGTTGATTGACATTGCCGACTTCATAGCCTGACGGCATTGCACTTATGATGCTGATCATCAATGTTTCGAGATTGTCTAAAGCTGCGGCATTGTTTGAGTATCCGACAACACCGGTCACAGTTAAATTGATTTTGACTTTTGTTGTTGAGCCATTGATCAAAACGCTTTCCAAATAAGGTGCATCCGGAATCAAACAAATGCTCGGTGATGTCATTGTCTCTGGGATGCCGTTATACACATTGGCAGCAATGCCTGAAAGTGCTGTTTTCAATGGTGTGCGGATGACTGATTCGATGCTCATTGGCACATCGTTTCGACATCGATGAACGGGCCTAGAAGCCCGATAACTCTATTGCTGAGACTCCGGCCTAAAACGAACGGGCTCGGCTGAAAATTGTCTGACATGATTTGATTGCCGGGAGCTGTGATGCTCTGAAAAATCTCAACCGACACAACCAAAATTGCGTTTTCTACTGGTGGTGTGTTTGCGTACAGCTGCGCGGCTGACCCACCGGATAAGGTAGCCAATGCGCTAGGAATAAACGGCAATGGGTATGTTCGATCAGCCGCAGCTGTTGCCGCTGTAAAAATGTATGGCTCAATCCGATCATCGGTGACTGTATAGGTCGCGTTGTAGGCTCCGGCCCCGGTTACAACAACAGATTGACCCGGCACAAAATAGTTTGGCCGCATTGTGGTGAAATAAATGACGGAATCACTCACATTGGCAAAAGTCACCGATGATTGGTATTGCGTAAGTAAAGGCAAAATCGTTTGCTCAGCCGAATCAATAATTTGATCCAATTGGGCATCAGAATACAAAGAAACCGAGACACCAAGAATTGACCTTAGCTGTGAGGCTGTGACTATTGCTGGCATCTCGGTTCCTTTCGTGTCAGTAGCGTTCGGGAGCGACCGCTACCGATAGTGATTTATGGGAGGTTGTTGAATTGTGCACCATTTGGAACCTTGGCGGCCAAAGCCCCGTAGCCATAATACAAAATGTCGATGGTTCCATCGCTGTTAATGTTGCTGCGTAGCGTAAAGCGTGGGCTTTCGTACCATGTGTAGCTGTCTGGATTGACAACAACCATTGAAGAATCACCACTAGCTGTTGTTGTACCAGCGTTACCAAATGAGCGTGAAACATAAAGATTTAAGCCCGGTGAAACTACACCGCGCAATGAATCTCCGCGAACATTTCCAGCTGCGTTTGATGGCTGTGCTGCATTGTAAAGAGGTGCGCCATTGTCGTTGTATCCCATGATGTTGCCCCATTGTGTTGGTGAAACGATCAATGATCGAGCAAAACCAAGTGAATTGCCATAAACAGTTGCGGCTGCCTGAGATGTGTATCCAAGGAATCCGGTTGCTGAATTTGCTGCTTGTGCCGTCACAGTAGTGACCGCCGCTTGCATTGCTGCAAGTGCATACTCATCAGTCTCTTTTGCATACGCAAATTCAAGATTTTGAAGCAAAGCTGTTAGGTATTCCGGACGGCTGCGGTCAATAAGTTCTACTGTCGAGATAGCGCGGCCTTTGAAAGGCTGAACAGATACAGAAAGAAATGTAGCTGAAAGTGATGATTCTGTAATTGCTGCATTTTCGTTAATTGGCAAAACTGTGGGAACAGCGGTCACACGCGGCAATTCGAAGGTCATGCCTTCTGCAACTAAAGTTTCGCGGCTGATGCCATCGATTAGACCACGATCAGCATTTGCAAGTGCATTGATTACCTGTGTGCTTTGTGGTGTTGGGATCATGCCCGGTGCGGTTGATGTTGTGTTATCAGCTGCCTTTACATACTGGCGTGAATCCTCATCATGCAAAACGCTTGCGCGCAGGTAGTGCTCAAGGTATGAAACCTTGTCCACAATTGGTGAACGTGGTGCTGTGTAGTAAGCCGGGCGTGATGCCTGTACAGGTGCGACTTCTGGAGCTGCTACCGGTTCAACGGCAGGAGCTACTGGTTCGGTAGTGTTGTCCATCTTGTCTCCTTCATTTGGGTTTGTTGTCTCTGTAACTGTTTCAGTTTCAGAATCCTCTGATGCGGCTACCTCAGAAACGCGTGCAGATCGCACGGCCGGTTCAGTAACCAAAGCGACAGCTGTAAGCTGCCCATTGAGCACCTTCATGGTGCCATCTTTTTGCATTTCGTAATTGTCCACAGCCAACTCAATTGAAAATCCATCGCGTAGGCCTTCCATCGCCTCTGTCAATGCATCTGTGCCAGCTGTTGTATTTGCAATCTTAAATGTTGCTGTCATTTCTTTGTCGTTCACAGACATGGCAACGCTGCGGCCAATTCTGCGTGTGTTGTCATGCTCAAGGTTTAAGAAAACATCATTTGGTTGAATTGATCCACGAGCAAAAAGAACTTTGCCGGTTGATGCATTTGCGTGCTCATTGAAAGCAACGATGCGACCGCTAATTGTGCGGGCATCTGAATCAGCTGCCGTGATTTGCATTGGTGTTGTCAGCTTCATGAGATCATGTCCTCCATTTGTCTAATTTCCTGAGTAGTAATTGCACCGATTTCAAACAAAATCTTGTAAATCTCTGCACGCTCTTTTTCTGATCCGCGCAAGTACGCCTTAAGATCAAATTCCACGCGCTGTGTTGATGGCGTAAAATCTGGCATTGATAAACGACTGGAAATGCTGTTCATCAGCGGGAGCAGCGAGAAATCCAAAAGAGTTTGACGCGCCGTTTGGGCGTTTGCATAGGTCATGGATGATCCAGTCGGCGCATCAATAAAGTAGGCCGGAATTCCCACGGCTCGTGCCAATTCAGTTGCAATAATTTCGCGTGCGGCATTTAAGCCGATTTGCTCTGGAGAAAATCCAACTGTTGTCAATTCAACATCGGCATTAAGAAAAGCCGTGCCGCGATTTCTACGAGCTGCGCCCCATGCATCTAAAAGTTTTGCAATGCGATCAGCTGGCAATGCTGTGCCATTTGATTTCAAAACCATTGATGGCACCGGCTCTTTTGCGTACATTGCGGCAGCTCTTTCAAGCTCTGCACCAGCACGGATTGTGCGACCAGCGCGATTCAACAATCCTTCATCGTTGCCGTAAAACACCACAAGTGATCCAACACCAGTCATTGGGACACGCGATCCATCGACTGTGTAATACTCAATTTGCGTGCCGATTGAGTTTAAGAAAACGCCAACGCGATTTGGAGCAACGCGCCACATTTGGCGAACACGGCCTGTGTCTGCAAATAAATCAATTATTTGAAAATACGAAAATCCTGTGAAAAGTAAATCTTCAGCTGCCCAACACCAAGAAACGGCTCCCGGTACTCGCTTGTCCGGATCGGAAATCACGACAGGTTGATCAATAATTTGACCAGTTGTTTTGTCTCGTGTGATAAGCGGAATTGTGGCAATTGAATTGCAAATCATGTTTCGTGCGCGAGCAATTGCCGGCACACTCATTGCTTCCTCACGGGTTGCAAGATAATCAGCTCCACCAAATGGGAAAAATGCATCCAGCGTTGGAGCTGGCCCAATTTGTGCAGCTACATCAGCACCGCGGTCAATAACCACAGTTTCAATGGTGCGCTTTCGATCAAATAATCCCATGGGACGATTTTCTCAAAATGTCAAGCATCAACCGACTAAAATGTCGATTTCGGTTTCTGGGCGTGTCGCAAAGTGTGTGACCAATGCTGATGCTACGGCTGCACAAACTGGTGTGCCGCTTGCACGCCTACCAATCACCCAACCGCCATCACCGCGCCTCAATTGCACAGCTGAAAGAATTTGCTCCGTCAGCAACGCTTGATTTCTGTGTTTTAACCGACCCGAATTGATTGCTCCTAAAAGTTCGTCACAGCTTTGTGGGTAATCGCTGTCCATGTCATGGATTGGAATACCGGCCGGCTGCATACGAGCTGCAACCGCACCGCTTGTCCGCCTTGAGTAAAGCAAATACTCGATTGGGTACTTTCGGCAATAAGAAGCTGCATCATTGGCAATCGCCCGATCATCAAGCTGGATTGTGTTTTCCCATGTGTGCAACAGCTTTACGACAAATGACTCCGAGCCAAGTTTTTGGGCGGCTACCAATGCAGCGTGTTTTCTGTCCGGTGAAATGTCGATGGCCATCCATGTGAGCTTGTCCTCATCCAGATCAATTGTTTCATCGCCACACTCTTGCCACTCTTTGGCTCCGACCACGCTGGAGATTGTTTGAACCCATCGATTTAAAACCTCAGTCATTACAACATCGGGAGGATCATTGAAAACGGCTCGGATGTTATCCGGGTGAATTGTTATGTTGAGGCCGGGATTGGCAAAGGCAGCATTTTCCAATGAAATCTCATCGGTAGGTGCAGACCACTCAAAATAGCCCACATCATCAGCTGCACCACTAGCTGCGGCCAAACCGCGCTCGCGCAATTGATTCAGCACCATCGAGTGAGAATCACCAGCTGAGGAAAAGCAATTGACCTGTGGATTTTTGGCGGCCATCAAGGTGTATCGCATAGCTGCAAAAGTTTCCATGTCGTGCAACTCTCGAATTTCATCCATGTGGATGGTTTCCGGCTTTGACAATCCACGAGCTGCCGATCCACCAGCTTTGATGATAAATCGATTGCCTTTGATCGTTTGAATTTCCTCGGCTCCATGTTGCCAGCGGATTCGCTTTACCTGATTGGCCAAATCTGCATTTTCCTCGATGATCTGGACAATGGCCCGAAATTGCTCAAGCGATGTGACCAACCGATGAGCTGTGGAAACTTGCAATGATTCATCCCAATGGAAAAGACCCATCATGATTCTGGCCATCATGTAGGTACTTTTGCCATTTTGCCTTGCAACGGACGCAACTGTCACCGGGTGCCAATAGCGGCCATCGGGCTTTACCTTCAAGCTGTGCTCGGCCAGCCACTTTTGCCACGGCATAAAGCCGCCCGGGATGATCTGCTCAGCAAAATCAATCAATTCAAAGCCGCGTGAAGGCAAATCATTGAGCGGTGAGTGAATTCGTGGAGCTGTTACCGGCAAAAAAACCGATGTGAGCCGATCTGAGACGGTTTCAGCCGCTGGTGCATTAATAATGACCTGATCATCACTAATCATGACTTATTGACTCGTTTTGGGGTACAAAGAGACCAT